TACATCGTCTCAAAGATGTGCGCATTCATTTCCTTAGCTTCATCCGAATCAAATGCGAGACGGCACAAAATAAATACATCCGCGAGACCTTGAACACCTAGACCAATTGGTCTGTGTCTCATATTAGACTTTCTAGCAGTCTCAACGGGATAAAAATTTCTATCAATAACTCTGTTCAAATTTTTGGTGACAGTCTTTGTGACTTCATGAAGTTTTTCATAATCAAAAGTGCGAGTCTCTTCATTGACATATTTCGGAAGGGCGATTGACGCCAAATTGCAAACAGCCGTCTCATCCTTATCAGTGTACTCTAAAATTTCCGTACAAAGATTGGAACTCTTAATTGTACCCAAATTCTTCTGATTTGACTTCTTGTTACACGCATCCTTGTAGAGCATGTATGGAGTGCCTGTTTCTGTTTGTGACTTGAGGATTGCCTTCCAAACTTCTGCAGCTGGTACAGTCGCATTTGCTCGCCCTTCCTCCTCATACTTTGTGTATAGAGCTTCAAACTCTTCGCCCACAGCATCCGAAAGACCAGGTGCCTTGTCTGGGCAGAAAAGAGACCACTGACCACCCTGTTCAACTCTCTTCATGAATAGATCTGGAATCCAGAGAGCTGAAAAGAGGTCGCGACATCTGGCCTCTTCATCCCCCTGGTTGAGACGTAACTCAAGAAATTCCATGATATCGGCATGCCATGGCTCGAGATACACCGCAATGGAACCCTTTCGGCGCCCCGCCTGATTTACATAACGTGCCGTTGAATTAAATACGCGGAGCATTGGAATAATGCCATCGGATTGACCATTTGTACCTCTAATACGAGACTTATTGGCTCTTACATCGTGGATATGCATACCAATACCACCCGCCCACTTAGAAATTTGTGCACATTCTGTGAGGGTTCCATAAATGCCATTGATTGAATCTTCTTTGTTAGCGATGAGGAAGCAACTGGACATTTGTGGTCTTGGTGTACCCGAATTGAAAAGGGTTGGTGTTGCGTGAATGAAAAGACCTTGAGACATTTTATCGTAAGTTTCAAGTACAGAGGGGATATCATCTCCGTGAATACCAATTGAAACTCGCATGAACATGTACTGTGGTGTTTCCATCAAAACACCATCAAGTCTTTGAAGGTATGACTTTTCCAAAGTCTTGAGACCAAAGTATCCAAAATCGTAGTCTCTTTTTGAAACTATATCATCTTTTACCCTTCCCGCAATTTCGACAACTTCCTGTGTGACAATGTCCGCTTTTGCAAGTTTTTTCATTGCCATATAGAAGTTGTTTGGGCAGACTTTTTGGATATTACTAGCAGTAATGCGGGTTGCGAGAATTTCATAATCTGGATCTGTCGTGATCATTCCAATGCAAATTTCAGCAGAAAGTGTATCAATTTCTTGTGTGGTGATACCATCATAGAGGGATGACGCAACTTGCTGTGCAACTTTGGAAGAATCACAATTTTCGGAGAGTCCATATGTTAACTTTTTGATCCTATTGGTGACATTGTCGAATTTCATGTCTTCAATACGACCGGAACGTTTTGTGACTCTCATCACGGTTTACTAATTAAACTTCTTGTTTTATTTTTAACTTACTTACGGCACTTTTCAAGGTCACCGCTTCTAACTGGAACAGAACCCACAGTTTCCATCTTTCTACTGGGGTGGAGGAGATAAGTGTTCATGTGAAATCTACCAGTTTCACCGGCCTTGGATATTGGGGCATAGGAGCCAATAAAGCAGGCTGGTGGTTTGCACTTGATTTCTTCAAGGTTGTCTGGTTTGACACCAAACGCTTCGTCAAAGTCAGCCATGTTTAACATTTAGTATTTACAGAGTTTTTTTTCGGAGGCTATATTAAATGTGTGATAATCTTCACCTCGATTCTCTCAAGCAGTGTGAGACGCCACTCAACACTTTGTTCTTTTCTGAGTTCAACCAAAATCTTCTCCAGCGCGGGATTCGTCAGGCATTCAAGAATAAGACCGGTATCGCGATTGACCGCCAAAATTCTGACGACCTTTATGGTATCATGAGAGTTGTTTTCATTAATAATTCGGGTGACCACTATACTGATGTAAATGAACAAGTTCGTACAATGAACACACGTGTTATTGAAACTGCCCTGTCACAAATAAAAACTGGTGTTTCACAGTACATGTCTTACGTAAAAGAAATAGACACAATTAGTACTCCCCTGGATCTTCCAAAAAATACAAGCACCTATGGTAACAAGTTGGATAAAAACAACAAAATTGGTATTAATTAAAGTTTTGAGATGTTAAGATTGTAAGATGAGCTTGAATTATTACAAGACAGAAACCGAAAAAGTATGTAAATCCAAAGGTTGGGATAGAGCTGCTGTGGATACAGTATGGCTTCTTCTGACTGAAGAGGTTGGTGAACTTGCATCAGCTATTCGTCAATACAAAAAAACTTACAGGAAAACGGGGTTAAAAAAGGAACGTGGTACAGATGTTATGATGGAAATGGGTGACGTATTTAGTTATTTATTTCAATTGGCGCATATGTTAGATGTGGATCTTGATAAAATGTGGGAAGAACACAAGACTAAAATGAAGACTAAAAAATATAATCTTCGATAATATTAATTATGAGTAAACATATGCTCAGCGACGAAGATACCATTAACCATGTCAATCCATTTGTCGCACATGATTTTTCCCTTCCAGGGAGTGTGGGGCAGATGAATGATTTTGAGGATTTTTCTGAAACGCGTAAAGAAGTTGGTATGCCAGAACAACAAAGGAGTGTATTCTGTGACTATGGGTTGTGTAAGAAAGATTCTAACACGTGTTCTTTATCTAGACCACTTCATCCACGTAGAAACATTGATAAGGGATTTTCTAATAAAGAAGAAACAAACAAAACTGTTCGCATTGGTATTGCGAAAAAGCCTCGTTTTTCAATGATAGGATGGATAATACTTCTTATTGTGTTTTTTACAATTCTATATTATGTACGACGTTGAAGAAATAATCAAGTCTAGATTCATTTTGTGTTCTCTGAATTAAATCCAAAAGCGTATCTTCGCAAAACTTTTTAATGAAATCTCTCTGCCAAGCACTTTTAATATTAATCCAAGGTGGTTGGAATGTGGGATCCAAAATTTTACTCGCGTGTGCAGTTCGAATATACGTGTGAACACTTTGTTTATCAGCGATGATGTTCTCAACTGCAAGTTCTGCCATTTTCTGACGAACTTCTAGTGTTTTTTCGCACATAGTATCTAAAAATTTTTCGTATGGTATAGATTGACTTTTTGATTTAAGAAAAGTCCATTCGGCAAGAGGTTTGCTATTTATATAATCGACGTATGTCATGTATCCTTTACCACGGACATATCTTTCATATTCTATTTCAATGTAATCTAACCCCGAATCGATATCATAAACAGCTTTTGCCGTCTTGATGAATGAGGACATTTGATTAAATGTAGCTTAATTTCTCTAAGTGAATACCTAAGTCATCAATTCATCATTAAAAACAGATAAAGATCAGAAAGCATACATAAAAGAGCAATAAAGAATGTACTCGGCTATAGCCAACAACAGCTTTTCTTATCTTCTTACTGTTGATGATTTCAGGAATGATATCCCAGAAGAAATAAGACCATCTTGGATAAAAATTACAACAATCACGATGGTGTCAAGTTTTGTCCAAGATATCGATATTAAAAAACTTCGCTCAGTTTTTGAAAAACTTGGATATTTCAAATTAAAACGCACGTCTTCAAAAGAAAGTGCAGAAGGTTTTGAATGGAAGTTGAAACCAACAACATTTTACAACCAAGTAACACTTACCTATCATGATAGTTATAGTACAAAGTCTGTGAAAGTTTTCCCCAATGGATCAATTCAAGTGGCTGGGTGCTGCGATTTGTTTGACTGCAAGCGAATTATTACACAATTGACTTACATTTTCAAGACTTTTTTGGGAATGGAAACGCAGATGCCAGTGGAATCTTTTCGTGTCGTAATGATTAATTCCAACTTCAGTCTCAACTACAACATCAACCTTATGCGTGTTGCACAACATTTTGAAAATTACTCCGACATTTTCAAAGTATCATTTGAACCAGACAGATACAGTGCAGTTAAAATTAAATTAAAACCGGCACAAGATATGAAAGAAATTACTACAAGTATTTTTTCAACTGGCAAGATTATCATTACCGGTGCTGAGACCCTCAAGGAGATTGCTTTTGCGTACAACATTATTAATCAACACATTAATAATGACCCACAAATTCGTGTTACAGCAACAGAAGAAAAGGATGTTTTTGATGTATTTTTGGGACACAAATGCGAACCCATGGTCAAATTTCTTAAGGAGAAGGGATTTAAATCTTGGGTCCAGACAATCACAAACAGACAAATTAATTTCTAATGTTACAGTAACAAAATGTCACAGCGACTTGGAATGGCCGATGGTCGATGCTTTACCATCAACTCCTCAGCCCAACTCACAAACAACTACATTATGAAGCAAAACGGTATTTCTTTCGAAGACAACTACTCTTACCGTCAACTTCTCCAAAAGAATGGTCCAGAACTTCTCAACAAGCTTTCTGAACAATCTAGAGGCAAGTGCGATGCTTGCGACCAAGTTACTGATATGTCCAAAATTTATTAGTAAGTGAGGTAAATTTTAATAAAAACTTTAAAACCATACTCTAGAATGTCGCCATGTGCTATATGTCTCAATGAGGTGAGGTCGACTAGAAATAATCCCCCGATCCGCTGTGGACATATGTTCCATTCGCACTGTCTAGAGGAATGGAAAAGTAAAGGTAAGAATACTTGCCCCCTTTGTAGAAAAGTATTCGACGTTTCGCAGTTTAAAGTGATTGTTACGGTTCAGAACAACTACACAGCGCAATCCAACGCTGTGTCATTGGGGAGTGAGGCGATTTTTAACATAATGGACATATTTGATATGTCATTTGATGTTGAAAATACTTTAGATTTAGACAGTCTTTTGACGGACCTTGGGATGAGTCTTTCCGACTTGGATTCCCTTGTCCTTGACGCAGAATGAACTACAGTATCTTTCATAGTTTAGTCCAGGATAGTTTCTAGAAGCTTTGCGAGGATCTTTAATAGCATTTCCTTTTGCATCAGTCAGAAGTGGACCAGTAGCCCAACCCCTCTTGTGACTGAAAACATTAGCTCTAAAGATAATTCTCTTATTTGGTGTAAACTTGCCAGCTCTCTTAATTCTAGATTCTGGAACTTTGAAAAACTTTGCAACTGATTTCTGTGTATCTCCGGGCTTGATTCTATATTCTACAACACCGTGTTGAACATAAAAGTGAAAATCACCTTGTCGAATGTAATTTGTTGGACGTCCAGGAGAAACAAACATCATGACTTTGTAATACCCCTTTTTACACTTTTCATTTGCTTTTGCACGATATATCTTTGTGGGATTATCTGAAATCACGCGTCTAGGAAGATCTTTACAATGAGTGTAATCGTGTGGTTTATTTGAAAGTCCGGATCTGTCACCGGGTATGGATTTTTGCCACCTGTATGCTTCATAGTCCCCCACCGCATATGCATAACAATTGTTGTTTCCTATTCCAGTAGCCGTTCCCCAACGTCTATTAGTAAATTTTCTTTCAGAACCGCTAAGAGGCAGCTCTTTCATTTGTACTTTACTCAGAAAAAAATGTAGTTAATAAGTAAAATGCAAGTTGTCGACCGTGTTGTCAAGTCTCAAAATAAGTCGGATATGCTCACCGAGCTTCTCCTCTTCATTCTCAATATCCTCATCGCGACCTTTGTGTTGCGCTTTGCCTGGAACCGATCCCTCGTCAAGCACATTTCTGTACTCAAACCAATTGATACCATGCTTGACGCCTTTATTCTCGCGGTGTCCTTGAGCATTGTTCGTCCTTAAACTTCTCGGTAACCGACGGTTTTTTCTCCTTTGGGGCTAACAAGGGTTGGGAAGGCTTCCATACCTGAACAACCTTCCTTATCACAATCTACAAATTTGAATGACTTTCCATTCTTCTTCATGTAGTCTAAC